AATACATTTGGTTCGACCATTAGCAATATTTGCACATTTCTTAGAGCAATAGGCATTGCCCTTGGGCATAGCTTCAAAGGATTTTCCACAAGTTGGGCAATTCTTTTGTATGCGGGGAATACGAATTTGTTTTTGTTCTTTTCTTGCTTTTTGGTAGCAGTTTTTAGAGCAATATATCTGGGGGGATGTTCTTCTAAGTTTGAAGGATTTGTTGCAGAATGGACAAAATCTTTCCTCCCAGAAGTATGTAAGACGGCATTTTGTTGAGCAATATATTTTTCCTGAAGTGGGAGAAAAAGAGCTTTTGCATACTGGACATATATTCTTTCTGTCAAGTTTTCTAGCTTTATGGGAACATTCTAAAGAACAGTATTTTCCATTTGTTCTATTAAAGAGTTTCCCACAGTATTGACAGTTTCTAGGAGTATGTATCATGGCAACAGTATAACATGGGATAGGATATAAGTAAATATTGGGGGTGTATTATGAGTAGAAATAAACAGATTGAATATAAGACTGGTCATGGATTTGTCACAAATGTTAGTGAGGATGAAGGTATTGTCACTGCTCTATTTTCTGTTTTTGGGGTGACTGATTCAGGGTTGGATCGTATATGGCCTGGATCGTTTTCCAAAACATTTTCTGAGCGAGGGCATAAGATTTTGATTTTGGATCAGCATCGAACTGATTCAATAGGCAGCGTCATTGCTAAGCCTATGAAGTTGCGTGAGTTATCAAAGGAAGAACTTCCATCTGAACTATTAACTAATTATCCTGACGCTACTGGGGCAGCAGAAGTTACGGCTCAATTTGATTTGGAAGATGATATCAGCCTTGGCGCGTGGAGACGCATAAAGAAAAATTGGATAACTGAATGGAGTTTCGGTTATGATGCTCTCGATTATGACTTTACTGACGAGACAAAAGATGGAGAGCCTATTACAGTTCGTAACTTGAGGACCGTAAAACTTTATGAAATTAGTCCTGTCCTGTGGGGAATGAATGATGCAACCGTTACAACTGGGGCTAAGGCAGATGATGCCGTAGCCAAGGAACCAGACGAAAAGGTAGAAGAGGAGAAGCCTTGGGACATCTTCTCTGAGGATGATATGTTCTGTGTATACAAGGTAGACGAAGATGGCAACAAGATTGAAGAGGCTTTACATTGCTATGACAATAGAGAGGAAGCAGTAGACTATATGCAGGCATTGTATGCTAATGTAGAAGATGCTGAACTAGAAGATGAAAAGGATGATACAGAGAAACAAGATGGTCCAGACGTTTGTATTTGTCCTGAATGTGATTATGAGGTTGAGAAAGAACAGGGTGTTCCTTGTAGGTCAATAGCTTGTCCCGAATGCGAGGCTATGCTAGTAGCAGAAGTTGAGGAAACCGGTAAAGAAGCAGATCAGGAAGATGATACTGAAAAAAGTATTATCCCAGATAATGAGTTAATTGATCAGGTAGTGAAGGCAGGTCGTATATTAGCTCAACGCAATGCCAACAGATTAGTATCCGCCCTGACCACGATCTTAGAAATCCTAGAAGATGCCGGGATTGACGTACCAGGGTATGAAAGAGAACCAGTAATGGAAGAACCAAAAACTGCACCCGAAGGGGCCGCAACAACTGACAAGCAGGCCGGGCCGGAAACACCCACCTCCAAACAGTTGCTAGTGAACATTCAAAAGAATCTAGTAGAAATTGATATGGAGGCATGAAATGAATTACAACGATAAACTGGGAGAAGCTCGGTCTCTGTTTGAACAGGCTGAAGTGCTTCTCACTAAGGAAGATCCGACCGCTGAGGAACTAGAGCAGGCTGAGAAGATGGTCACTGAGGCTCAAGAAATTAAGGCGACCGGTCTCAAGCTCAAGGAAATCAATATGTCGGCCAAAGAGCTGGAAGTAGAGATGTCCAAGGTTGTTGAGACCAAGGAAGCCTCAAAGTCAGTAGGTAAGAAAGACTTTAAGGACTGGCCTGAGTTCCTACATGCTTGCTACAAGGCCGGGCACAGAGAGCCCACCTTCCGCGAGCGTGATTCTCGTTTGACCTACTTTGACGAGAAGGAACCTGGACAGGAGAGCAAGCAGATGGTTGAGAGTGTCGGTGCTAGTGGTGGGTTCCTGGTCCCCGTACAGTTCTTGGCCCAGTTGCAGGCTGTACTAGCCGAGGATTCCATCGTCCGTTCGCGGGCGACCGTAATCCGTATGAATCGGCGTCAGTTGGACATCCCTGTGCTAGATCAGACTGGGACGACCGCTGGGCAGCCTCACTGGTTCGGTGGCATGTTGAGCTACTGGGCAGAGGAAGCTACGGAGAAGACTATCTCCACCGCAGAGTTCCGTAAGATTACTCTAACCGCCCACAAGCTGATCATGTATACTCGCGCCAGTGACGAACTACTGGATGATAGCGCAATCAGCATCGCCGACTTCTTGGCTGGACCTCTGGGGTTTGCTGGTAACATTGCCTGGGAAGAGGATTACACGTTCCTACAAGGCACTGGAGCTGGACAACCTCTGGGAATCTTGAACGCTGGGGCCACCAGGGGAGTTGCACGCGCTGCTGCTGGAGCAATCGGATATGCTGACCTAGTTAACATGCTCGAAGCATTCCTACCGAGTGCGAAGGGTGTCTGGGTCGTTACCCATACTGGACTATCCAACCTGATGCAATTGGTTGACCCGAATGGAAACTACATTTGGCAACCTAATGCGCGGGAAGGAACGCCGCAGGTATTGATTGGAATGCCCGTTTACTTCACGGAGAAACTGCCCGCTGTGGGAACGCGGGGAGATGTGATGCTGGCGGACTTCCGATACTACCTGGTGGGAGATCGGCAGGCGACGACTGTGGAGAGCACCCAATTTGATTTCTGGCGCTTCGACCAAACATCGTGGCGTGCGGTCCATAGAGTTGACGGTCAGCCGTGGCTTTCGACGCATTTGACTTTTGCTGATGGGGCGTCGACTGTTAGCCCGTTCGTAGTTTTGGATGATGTTACATCATAGTCTTAGTTGATAATAGAGGGGGTCTAGGCTGATCACCGAAAAGTGGCAATCCTGGGCCACCTGGCCCTCTTTACTATATACCAGGGTACTACAGGAGGTACTATAATGGACGATAGAACCTATATAATTTACGCTTTGAAAAACTCTGAGGGTGTCTTCTACATTGGGCTAACATGTAGACCAGAAGCCAGAGAACAGGAACACAAAAGAGAAAGGGATGAGCAAGCCTTTGTGTTCGTAGTTCTGGAGGATAATCTAGATTTAGCTCAAGCACAGGAGAGAGAAGTGTTCTACATTGCTTTGGGGAAGGCTAATGGGTGGTCACTTATCAATCTACAAAGTGGGGGATGTAGCGGTACAAAACATTCACCAGAGACTTGTCGTAAGATTAGTGAAGCTGCTAAAGGACGTACTGGCTATGAGCATACTCCTGAAGCCAAACTTAAGATAAGCGAGACTAGTAAACAGATGGAGCGTACTAAAGAGATGTATGAGAAAGTCAGCAAAGCTCTCACCGGTAAACCTCACCCTCACAAGGGAGTTCCCAGATCAGAGGAATGTAAAAAGAAGATAGGAGACGCGCACAGGGGAATGAAGCATACAGAGGAAGCGAAGCGTAAAATAGGAGAAGCAGGCCGTGGTCGTAAACGGTCTCCTGAGACACGGAGGAAAATGTCTGAGGCAGCCAAGAAGCGTAAGTATATGTCAGAAGGGCTCCAGAAGATTAAAGAGGCAGCTATTCTCAGGGAAAAGAAGAAACGTACCAAACGAGCTTTACAACTAGCCCTCCAGGCAGATACTTTAGCTTACAGGGCTACCATATTAACTTTAGGAGGCAATCAGATGCCCTTACAAGGCGGTGGTTAGGTTGCCCAACAAACAAATTAGGAGGTAACTAAAATGTCGAATTTCACCGAACAAATCTCGGAAGTTATGTACCCACTCGTATATGACAACGCGGACTCACACGCTGCGGCTGTCTATACTAGTGCATATGTAAGTTTAGCGAACTACCACCGCGCATGGCTGGTGCTCGATGTCGGCGACATGGTTGCAACTTCGACCCTCGACGTCGTAATCCGTCAGGCTACGACCACAGCGGGAGCTGGTGTCAAGGCCATCACTGGTAAGGCTATCACTCAGTTGACGGCCGCTGGTGGAGACGGCAATGACCTGGTTTGCATTGAATTGCGGACTGAGGAGTTGGATGTTACTGGCGGGTTTGATTGTGTATGTGTCCGCGTTACTGTGGGCACTGCGGCTGTAGAGTATGGTTACATTCTCTATGGTTGTATCACGCGATTTGAACCTGTCCCAACGGCCAACTGGACAGAGCGCATAGCGTAGTAAATATAGGGGAGGGGCTGTCCTCTCCCCTATAGGAGTAGACATGGCAAAAGTCTGGATGCGAGCAATCCGTCCTGTACGGATAGACGTGCAAGGGCGACTAAAGAACTTTCTCCCTGGTGACTGGTTTGAAGTTGGAAAGCAAGACGCCCAGAAGATGATAGCCGATGGGGCTGCCGAAATACCCAGACTAGACATTCGGGCACGAGTTCAAGACTTTGACAAGTGTTGTGTGGTAGTTCGTGGTAAGGCTCCAATAGACTGCTTTGGCGATCTAGTTCACATGGTAGATTTCATATACGAGCTTGAACTGTCAAAGGAATATAACTTCATTTGGAAACCTGGAACTACTCCTCAAGGCATAGAGGCTGGTCTAGCTCGTCTCAGGTCTTTCGATGGAGAGGAAGGCGAGGCTTGGGAAATCCTGGCAATGTTAGTGGGGGAAAATACTTCTGCTGCTGACATTGGAAGTGAAGAGGAACAGAAGAAAACAGAACAAGTTATTGGAGACTTACGTATCCCCGCCTACAATACAGACCAGTTGTGGCTGCGAAAAACAAATAATACAGACGAGATTGTTAAACAGTGGAGAGAGGCTATAGAGAATGGAGAAGATGAACGACACTCCTTTCTCAGAGCTTTGTATACTGTGCGGGCGTTTACTTGTACGTTGGCTCACGATTGGACAAAGAAGTGGAGACGGTAGGGATTGTCTACATTGTCTATGGCAACAGAGCTAGACTAGAATTTGAACAGAGTAAGAGAACTTTACAAAACGACTGGCCTGTATTTGTCATAGATGAAACTGTATGCCGAGACATAGGCAAACCTGGTAGAAATGCCAAGACACAGTTATATGAATTGTCTCCATTTGAGTATACCTTATTCTTAGATGCAGATACCAGGGTACATGGAGACTTGTCTATCGGTTTTAACATGTTGAGGGATGGGTGGGAATTGATTATGGTTCCCAGCTACGACACAAGCTTTCCCAAGATATTAAAACTAGATGAATGGGAAACAATGAAAGATAGACAATGGCCCCGAATGCTTAATACTGGAGTAATGTGGTTTAAGAAAACAATACGAATATCTGGTTTATTCAAGACTTGGCATAGAGAATGGTTACAATTCAAAGATCGAGACCAGGGGGCTTTTATGAGGGCGTTAGTCAATAATCCTGTACAATTGTTTCTATTATCAAAGGCTTATAATAGCGGAGAGGTAGTTGAGCACTTATTTGGACGAGCACAATGAATCCAATACTTATAGTAATTCCAACGTTGGACAAAGAGCAAGGAAAAGATACGATGAGACGGGCCTTGCTCTCCTCTCATTGTGACAATGTTAGATGTATAGTAGTTCACGATACGAAAGAGAGAGGTTTCACTAAAGCAGTCAATTGTGGGATGGCTGAACGACAGCCAAGAGAAGACTTGTGTATATTAAATGATGACATAGTTATGTTCACTCCTGGTTGGCTCGGTATTTTACAGCGGTCCCTTTACGTAAAGGATTCTTGTGGTATAGTAGGTCCCTCCGGTAAATCGCGCTCATCTCCGGGCGTTGGTAGACCGGGCGATTATGGATTCTGCAAAGTTAATTCTCTCCCTTTCTGGTGTGTGTTGATCAAAAGCGATGTAGTAGATGAGATGGGTTCATTAGACGAGGATTTTATACATTACTCCTCTGATACCTGGTATTGTCTTCTAACAAGGCGAGCGGGATGGGATTGTGTGTGGGTTAAGTCTGCATACTTGTTCCATAAGCGGGAAGGTTCTGGTTTTAGAGGAGATTGGAGAAAACATGATACCGTCACACGAGATAAGAAAATGAGGGAGTTGAATATATCTATGAGCAAGGTGAGATGAAATTGAACATAGTCACAGAGACTAAGCAGCAGCGATGGGTGTTGAGAAACGTTGCCGATGATTTAGCACGTGTTATACCTGGTGCTGTAGTCAGTACCAAAGTTAATCCAGAAGCTGATGTCAATATGTTCGTCAACTATGCGTTGTATGAACCTGTCAATACAATGGTCACAGCCTTATTTACCCATAGAGAAACTACTGGCCCCGTGAAGGACAGGTTTGACACTGTGGCTAAAGAAGTCAATCACTGTTTTGCTATGAATATGCATACTTTGAAATTGTTACCTGTTCACAAATCGTCCTTGATGTGGGTGTGGCCTAGTCCTTTGTTTTATAAAGATAAACTGGTCATAGGAGTTTGTGGCAGAGACTATAAAAGTGGTCGCAAGCGAATGAGTTGGATCGATGAATTGAGAAATATTCCTTTTGTAGAGGTGAGGACAACTGAGGGTAAACTAGCTTGGGAAGATATGCCTGCTTATTATGATGGATTAGATTACTTGGTAGTCATTTCTGATAATGAGGGAGGGCCAATACCAGTCGTCGAGGCGTTAGCAAGGGGATGTCCTGTCATTGCCCCGGATGTAGGGTACTGTTGGGATTTTCCTGTTCTTAGATACACAACGAAGGGCCAACTGCTAAGTATTGTAAAGTCTTTAATAATTTCGTCAACTAGTTGGGAAGAGACCGGTAAGCGTGTCACACAAGTCCATGAAGGGTTGCTAAGTCAAGATGAAGATTACTACATATACCGCAGTATTTGATGGTTACGATACTCTGAAACCTGCACAGTATAAAAGCCTGTGCTTTACAGATGGTTGGATTGAGTCAGTTCCTGGATGGGAGTATAAGACCGTATTTTCTGGACGGGATGCAAAGTGGGCTAGCCGCCATTGTAAAATTCTATCTCACAAGCACATTGATACCGAGTATTCAATATACCATGATGGGAATATACAGATGCTAAGTAATCCTTCTTCAATGGTACGACAATACTTGGATGGGGCAGACATAGCAGTTTTCAAGCATCCAGAGGGGCGGGATTGTGTCTACCAGGAGGCCAAAGAAGTTCTCAAGCAACACAAAGCCGATGCTGGAAGAGTTGCCCAGCAGCTAACACGCTACAAGAAAGAAGGATTTCCTGAGCATTATGGGTTAGCGGCTTGCTATGTACTTATACGACGGAATACAGAAGCAGTTAGGCAGTTCAATGAGTTGTGGTGGAAAGAATACGAAAGAGGAGCTAAGAGGGATCAGCTAAGTTTTCCCTATGTCTGTTGGAAGTTGGGAATGAAATACAATGAGATACCTGGTAACCTGTTCCAGCATACCAGTAAGGAATTTCGTAGAGAGACGCATAAGAGAATGATAAAGGGATTGACAGTTGATTGGCAGACTGCTTATGGTAAGATGCTTCTACCAGAGGAACGGAAATACCTGGTACAAGCCGCAAGGGGTATATCTACCAGGTTTGAAAGCCCTACTATTGTCAATATTGGCGTTTTCAGATGTGCGAGTATGTATTGTTTGAGGAAAGGTGCTCCTGATGCCGAATTGATTGGCCTTGACGTAAAGGCTTGCGACGTTCCGATTGGAGATAATCTGAGAGCACAGCTAATCATAGGAGATAGTACCGAGTACCACAACCAGTTTGACAAGTCAATACATCTCCTCTTTGTAGATGGAGATCATCATTATGCTTCTGTGAGGGATGACTTGGCAGGATGGACGCCTAAAATCGTGCCGGGTGGAATAGTAGTAATGCACGATTATGGAGCACAACCAAAGCATCTAGTATTGTTGCCTCACCTGGAAGGAGTAAGACGAGCAATAGGAGAATGGGCAGACGAAGTTGGATGGGAACGACTACCAGTAGTAGGGTCATTAACCGCCTATAGGAGACCGGAATAATGGAAGGCTTGTTACCTATACCAGCGATAGTTGTGACAGATTGTAGAACAGGAGGGACATTTCTATGTTCGTGTT